AAACCCTGACGGCAGTTTCACAATTAATGACGGACACTCAACGGCTGACGTTGTTCGTTGGCTGTTGACGCAAGATAGCAAAGAGACAGTCTTGTACTTGTTAGGTGCTGCACCACAGCGCACATGGGTTGGGCTGACGGATGAGGAAATACAGGATTGCCTAAAAGGTTTGCCAACACAAACCATTGACGTTTACGCAAGGCGCATTGAAGCCAAACTCAAGGAGAAGAACACACAGCAAGACACTAATTGCAAATACTGCACAAATGGTTGCGCCGCCTGTGACGCTAGGAAGGTGACAAATGTTTTACCTTGAAACAAATCAACCGCATTGGCTTGTATGGCCTTGCCTTGCTATCGGGATTGACGATGAGTTTTGGATTGGAATTGGTTGGCTGAACTTTGAAATCGGTTGGCGCAATGGTGATGATGGCTTTGGAGATGAAGCCAAACTCAAGGAGAAGAACACATGACACACGAAGAACAGATTGCCAAGTTAACAGAGATGTTAGAGATACAACAGAAGTTGCATGAGACAGCGATAGATATGCTCAAGCCAGCGATAGAAGCCGAGCGTGAGGCGTGTGCAAAGTTATTAGAAACAACAGACTTAGGTGGACTAAAAGATAACCCAGCAATGCAGAGTTGGGTTGCAGAAATGTTGTTGGCTTACGTAAAAGCAATCAGAGCAAGGGGACAAGCATGACTAGACACATAGGTATATCAGTGCCACACCGCAGAGTAGATGATGACGATGACATCCAAGACTACAAGCGACCTTGGGTTGGGTTGACGGCTGAGGAGCGTAACGCACTATTGCATTTGACGATAACGCACAGCGCGATTGATTATGCTAAAGCGATTGAACAAGCATTAAAGGAGAAAAACACATGACAACAGTATATTGGACACCGATGCCTCTGAACTTCACGCATCACCCCGCAATACCTCCCTCAAACGAGTCATACATCCTGATGGATGACCCTAAACCGCTACTCAAAGAAGTTGTAGACAGACACAAGGGGCGAGAGTTTATAGGATGTCCCGCTACGCAAACGTACCTAAAAAACACATTTGTTATATCCGCGCCTATAAGTGGCACTGCGTCCATAGTACCTACGATAGAAGGCGGTATAACTATGCAGGTGCAAGGGTTTGGTTGGTCACAAGACTTCCACGATAACTTTTGTTATGTGCGTGAGGATGGGACTATGACTTACCCACCTAGATATCTTTTCTACGCACACGAATCCGTAGAGATGGAACTTCTACCGGTGTTCTTGTTGGACTCCCCATCATTAAATAATGCATTAGTCATCCCCGGTTCTTATGACATAGGCCGTTGGGTACGCCCAGTCGATTTCACGTTTATGCAAAAAGACGTTAGCAAACCAACAATCATTAACCGAGGAGACCCTCTGTTTTTTGTGCGGTTCAAACCTAAGAATGATGAAAAGGTTGTTCTTGAACGCGTTGAATGCACAGAAGAACTACTCACGCTAATGCGCGCCTGCACAGGGGTAAAGTTTCGGGTAAAGAACTTATCTTTGCCAGAGTTATACAAGATGAGCAAGTCCTACTTGGATTTATTTTTTAAGGGTAAAAGATGAAGATTGAAGACCACATCGCTATATTTGAAAACGCATTGCCACCTGAAGCATGTACCTATTGCATAGACTATTTTGAGATGACTAAAAAAATAAATAGGACACTTACAAGGAGACAGCTAAATGATGGCACTGCGCTTGAAAAAGATGACGAGACTTTATTTGTTCACAATGGTTGGGATCTTTTTTTAAAAAATGACAGCCCTCACGCTTTAGACTCTATGAAGGTGTTAAGTGAAAAATATGAAGAATATGTCTCTGTCTATGCGAGTCTAAAGGAAGCGCAGTCTCACAGCGTATACGGTTTAAGGGTACAGAAAACTTTGATAGGTGGGGGTTACCACAGGTGGCACTTTGAGAATAGTAGTAGAAACAACTCAAATAGACTGGTTGTGTTCATGTACTACTTGAACGATGTACATGAAGGTGGCGAAACAGAATTTTTATATCAACACAAGAGGTATAAACCTACCAAAGGTACGCTAGTCATGTGGCCTGCGTCATACACGCACACACATCGTGGGAACCCGCCCTTGTCTAACGACAAGTACATTATTACTGGATGGATGGAGTATTGAAATGACTAAACGAGAAACCATAGTAGCCTTTATAAGAGATATGTTGCGACCACGCACACTAAAAGAAATCATTGACATTGAAATGCGTGATGCAACCCTATCAAAGATGCAAGCAGAGAAATCGCTTGAGTATGCAAACAGTGTTGTTGACTACAACCGTCAGCGCATTCGTAGGCTGGAAGAAAAACTGCTAGAACTGGAGAAATAAAATGTTTGCATTTGCACGCTTACTTGTAAATAAAGTTTTGTTGTTTGTTACCAGATTCTTGAAACCTGTCCAACCAATAACAGACGTAGTAGATAAAACAAAAGCTGAACCGCGCATCCCGCGCAAGTACAACAAGGAGAAAGCGCAGAATTTATCAGAACTACTAGACCACCTTGACCACACATTCCAAGCAGTAAAACTGCCAACCATGAACGAGTCTTGGTTGGATAAAGATTCCGTGATTGGGTTAAAGAAACTCGGTGTTCATGTACCTAACCCTTGGCTGATGTATTGGGATAAGAAGACAACGACAGTCGATATAACCAAACCACTACCCGCCATCATGTGCGTGAGCGGTGCATCCAAATACAACGATCAAATCGAAGGCAAGTTATCCCCAAAAATAATGTTTGCAACAAAACAAAAGAAGTTGCCGTGGCATGTGTCCTATCAAGTGGGTGCGCCCTATCAGTTTGGCATGGCGTTTGATATGGAGGGCAAACTCTTTTGGCTGCACATGTATCTCACAGTTAACAGAAAGACAGGCGAGATCAAGTTCTGTGATGAGTTGCGAGTTAACACGCATGTCATACCTATTCGCAATGCCCACGCACGCAAAACAAGTGGGCGTTCTAAAACCTATGTCACAAAAGGTTGGATGCCAGCACAGTTCCTTGAAGACGATGCAAGAACAATAGAGGAAAGCAGAGTAGTGGTTAGAAATTTATTTGCCAACATGCACGAGTGGTGGTCAACCCGTGATAGCCGTTGGAATGTGGTAGTCAAGAAGAACGGCGACCGCGTTACCTTTGGTGTGAACAACGACCAGACAGCACAATTCTTCAAGGATAGAGACAAGAGTATCAAGACAGCAACAGGGCAAACCAAGAAGATCGTGCACTATGTAAAAGAGCACGAAAGAAAGTACATCAACAAAACAACTGTTGTCAAAGAACACATCCGTGGGCTACAAGATTTTGATTGGGCTGGCTACCAGTGCAAAGTGGTGTCTCCCAAACTCGACAGTAAAACATCAGCAACATTCACAACAGGCGCGGACTACATAGACGAGGAAAACACAGAGAAGGTTGTGTACTTAAGTAAGGTAGCCAAACTATTGGCAGACGCAGAAGAAACTAACAGAAAGGAAAAACAATATGCTTGAAACAATCGCGTGGATAGTGTTACTAATGTGCCTTGGTGGGGTGGTGGTAGTGACGGTTGCCGTGGCAATTTTTATGTTGAGTTCGGAGGACTAGATGGACGAACATGAAATGATTTCCGCGATTACCTTGCGCGATTACTTCGCGGCTTATGCTATGCAATCAATGAACAGCAGGCAAGATTACGAAGATACGCCAGCAGATGTTATTGCACTTGACGCATACACACTAGCAGACGCAATGCTAAAAGCGAGAGAGGAATGAAGTGCCCCAAGTGCGAGGGCGACAAGATAGCTATTGTCGAAACGATACAGAACGAAGAGTTCACTTACCGCAGAAGGTATTGCAAACTTTGTTTCTGTAATTTCAAAACCAAAGAAGAAGTATTCGCGGGTGCTTTGCCAAGTAAGAAACGACTGACAGAACCCAAACAAACAGAATACCAAAAAACTTTTACAACCGATAACCTCAACCGATTTTGGAGATAACTATGCAACAGATGGAACTTTTCCCTGAGACTTTAATGGAACAACGATTCAACGGCACGCGTGCTGATGACTTACAAGTAAGTGGCAATCACTACAAAGATATGCCTGTACAACCTTGGGCTGTCATGCAAGCTGTGTTAACCCGTGACGAATTCCTTGGCTTTCTAAAAGGCAACATCATCAAGTACAGCATGCGTGCTGGTCGCAAAAACGGTAGTGACGATGCTGGCAAGGCTAGGCACTACATGCAAAAACTTGATGAGGAATTGGCGTATGGCTCAGACACCTGAAGTCAAGGTCAAGCACGCGGTACGCACCATACTCGATGAGCATGGTGTCTATTACTTCTGCCCGCCCGCCAACGGCTACGGCAGACAAGGCATACCCGACATCATCTGCTGTCTTGATGGGCACTTCATAGCCATCGAGTGCAAAGCGGGTAAGGGTGTAACAACAGTCTTGCAAGAGCGCGAGATTGCCAAGATACGCAAGGCACACGGCACAGCGTGGGTCATCAACGAAACAAACGTAGGCCAGTTGAAAGAATGGCTGATGAAGATAGAGGATTTATATGGAAAGCTTTTCTGATTACACCCAGTTGGTGTTAGCCCGCATGCAAACTAACCCCGAAGAGTTCATGCACTACAGTCCCAGAGGTCGTTGGGAAACTCTTATAGAAGCGTTGCAAGAAGTAGCAAGAGGTGGACGCTATGGTGCGCTTTGGGCTTTGTCTAAAGAAGAGGTTGACGTACTACTAGCAACCTATCGAACCATATATCTTAAAGATATGCATAAACATATGCTAGAGCAAATCGTTTCTGGCGATGCGCTTGAGCCAAGAAAAAACGACAAAAGAAAACTAATAGAAGAATACGAAAAAGGACAAACAGTTAATGACTCACCTAATTACAATAGATTTTGAAACTTACTACGACCAAGACTACAGCCTTAGCAAGATAAGCACTGAAGAGTATGTGCGGGCTGGTTTGTTTCAGACGATTGGTTTTGCTTACAAGATAGATGACGCACCACCCAAGTGGGTATCAGGTAGCGAACTGCTAGTAGCGGCGGCACTTGACCAACTGCCTTGGGCGGACTCGCTTGTACTGGCACACAACACCATGTTCGATGGGTCTATCCTGTCTTGGCGGTATGGCATCAAACCTATGGGCTGGCTCGATACACAGTCGATGGCGCGTGCTTTGCATGGCGTAGAACAAAGCGTATCTCTCAAGAACATTGCCGTTCAATATGGCGTGGGGCATAAGGGTACTGAGGTGGACGATGCCAAAGGCAAACGCTTGGTACAGTTCACCGCGCCCGAACTTGCCCAGTATGGCGAGTACTGCAAGAACGATGTGCAGTTAACCTACGACATCTTTAACAAAATGATGGGCAAGTTTCCCAAGTCAGAACTAAAGCTGATTGACCTGACTCTACGCATGTTCATCGACCCAGTACTGCGCCTCGATAGCGTGCTGTTAGAGCAACACCTTGCTGAGACTGTCGGGCAAAAGACCAACCACTTGGTCAACGCACTGCAAGCTGTAGGCCACAAAGACTTAGCCGTCAAACACATACTGGGTGACGAAGAGGTAAAGGCAGGTGTACGCAAAACGTTAATGAGCAACCCCAAGTTTGCCAAGATGCTTGAGTCTATAGGCGTATCGCCCCCATTAAAGATAAGCATGACCACAGGCAAAGAGACGTTTGCATTTGCCAAGACAGATGCTGCCCTACAAGATTTGCTAGAGCATGAAGACAAACGGGTGCAAGCGTTGGTCGCGGCTAGGCTGGGTACAAAGTCAACGATTGAAGAGACTCGCACCCAACGATTCATCGACATCGCCAAGCGAGGGTTATTCCCAGTACCGTTGAAGTACTACGCCGCACACACAGGGCGGTGGGGTGGTACGGACTCTGTGAACCTACAGAACTTACCCCGCCAAAAGCAAGACGAACCACCACCCAAACTCAAGCAAGCCATCCTTGCCCCAGAGGGCTATGTGTTTATCGATGCTGACTCATCACAAATTGAAGCCCGCACATTGGCGTGGGAATCCGAGCAAGACGATTTAGTGGGGGCATTTGCAAATGGCGAGGACGTATACAAAATCATGGCATCTGTTATCTACAACCAGTCGGTTGATAAGATTAGCAAAGACGAACGGTTCGTCGGTAAGACAACGATTCTCGGCGCGGGGTACGGCATGGGTGGCCCGAAGTTTCAACTACAACTCAAAACACTTGGCACGGAGATTGAAGATGATGAGGCGAAACGTATTATTGATACTTACCGCCAGACGTACCCCAAGATACCGCAACTCTGGCGTGAATCCCAAGAAGCCCTGAGATGTATGGCGCGTGGGCAGACCATGAACTTGGGTCGCAACGGCTTGCTAACTGTAGACGCTGGTCCGAGTGGTGGGCGCATCCGCTTACCCAACGGGTTGTATGTGTTCTATAGCGGGCTAGTCGAGGTTGTGGATGGCGAGGGTAAACGCCAATTCCAGTACACCACCCGCAAGGGCATCAATAAAATTTATGGTGGAAAGGTTGTAGAAAACTTCACACAGGCAATCGCTCGGTGTATCATTGGTGAACAAATGTTACGAATTGCCAAGCGGTACAAGGTTGTACTTACAGTACACGATGCTATCGGTATTGTTGCGCGGCAAGAAGAAGCAGATGAGGCACGAGCCTATGTGGAATCCTGCATGCGTTGGACACCATCATGGGCTGAAGGGTTACCAGTCAACTGCGAAAGCGGGATGGGGATGTCATACGGTGATTGCTAATAAGATTCCAGCATGGTCGTTTTCTAGTCTGAAAACTTTTTCAACTTGTCCAAAGAAGTATTACCACACCAAGGTAATTAAGGATGTGAAAGAGCCAGAGGGCGAAGCCGCCATGTATGGCAAGGAAGCACACACAGCCGCTGAGTTATATATTCGTGACGATGTACCCATACCCCCGAAGTTTGACTTCATGCAAGAACCGCTTGAGTCGTTGAAGCGTATCTCTGGCACCAAGTATTGCGAAATCAAAATGGCTTTGACCGAAGCGTTAGAGCCGTGCGACTTCTTCTCACCCGACTGCTGGTTTCGTGGCGTAGCCGACTTGCTCATCGTGGACGAAGAGAAGGGCGAAGCGCGGGTCGTGGACTACAAACTTGGCAAGAGCCGTTACGCTGACGTTGGTCAGTTGGAACTCATGGCGTTGGCTGTGTTCAAGATGTTTCCCAAGGTGACTAAGGTCAAGGGCGGGTTGTTATTTCTGACTGAGGGCAAGTTCGTGCCGTCCGTTTACGAAGCCCAACAACAGCACCGCTACTGGGGCAACTGGATGCCTACCATCACCATGCTAGAAGGCGCATATAGTTCGGGCGTTTGGAATGCAAAGCCCAATGGTTTGTGCAAGAATTACTGTTGGGTGAGCGAGTGCGCTCACTGTGGAAGGAAATAAATGCCCTACGTAAATAAGCCCCGCCCCTACAAAAAAGAATACACACAGCAAGTTGAGAGGGGCGAAGCCCCTGCAAGACGCAAGCGTGAGAACGCCCGTGACTTGTACGACCGCGAAGGTATAAACCGCAAGGGTAAAGACATTGACCACAAGGTGCCACTTAGTAAAGGTGGTAGCGCAGGCAAGGGCAACTTGCAGTTGAAGTCGGCATCCGCCAATCGTTCGTTCAGTCGCAACAGCGACCATACTGTGAAGGTGAACAAACCCAAGAAAAAATAATTCGTAGTCTGTAAGGTGAGAGTGAGACTACGGGGGCGCTTTGTTAAAGTTTGATACCCTTTTAACCCCACCAGCTAAAGCCTATTCCCCTTTCTATCGGTATTCCGAGTAGGTGATTTAGTCGATTGGTACCCGTAAGGTACCACCCAAACTTCAAACGACATTCGCGTTTGGAGCGATTTGCTATTGGAGAAGACATGGAAATCATTGAAGGTAAAGCATTAAAACTAAAACTACGTAACCCGCACAAGGTGCTAAACGTAATCCCGAAGAGCGCATTGCTAGAAGAAGGTGACGTTAGTACAGTCATGGTGCATTGGGGTTTGGAAGAAGCACAGGTACTTAAAAACTTACGTATCAAAAACGTGCCATCGCCCATCGTGGCTAAGTACAGTTGGCCGGGAATTTACCAGCCGTTCACTCATCAGAAACAAACATCAGCCTTCTTTACTCTGCACCGCAGAGCGTTCTGCTTTAACGAGCCGGGCACAGGCAAGACGCTATCTGTTACATGGGCATGCGACTACTTGATGAACACCAAGCACATCAAGCGCGTGCTAGTTATCTGCCCACTATCTATCATGCAAGCCGCATGGCAGAACGACATCTTCAAAGGGGCTATGCACCGCAGGGTAGGCATCGCCTACGGCAGTAAAGAAAAGCGTGCGCAAATCATTAACTCAGATGCTGAGTTCGTCATCATTAACTTCGATGGTGTAGCTGTGGTTGAAGATGTCATAGCAAACGCAGGCTTTGACATGATTGTGATTGACGAAGCCAACGCATATAAGACAGCAACCACAACCCGATGGAAGGTACTCAACCGCATACTTAAACCAAACATGTGGCTGTGGATGTTGACGGGTACGCCCGCTTCGCAGTCGCCCCTTGATGCATACGGTCTAGCCAAACTACTCAACCCATCTGCAACACCACGCAGTTTTACTATGTATCGCGACCAAGTGATGCACAAGATTACTCAGTTCAAGTGGGTGCCCAAGGTAGACGCAGAGCAAGTGGTTAACTCACTACTGCAACCCGCTATACGCTTTACCAAAGACCAATGCCTTGACTTGCCAGACATGCTGTACACCGAGCGAGAAGTACCGCTTACCCCACAACAGCTTAAGTACTACAACAAGTTACGCAAGGTCATGGCGGTGCAAGCGGCAGGCGAAGAAATCACGGCAGTCAACGCGGCGGCTAAGTTAAATAAGTTGCTACAAATATCTTGCGGTGCTGTGTACACAGACAACGATGAAGTCGTGTCGTTCGATGCTAGCAATCGCATCGAGGTGTTGAAAGAAGTAATCGATGAGTCCACTAACAAGGTACTTGTGTTTGTGCCGTTCAGACATTCGATTGAACTTTTGTATGACAACCTACGCAAAGATAACTACACAGTAGAAGTTATCCACGGTGGTGTACCCGCAGGCAGGCGCACCGACATCTTCAAACGATTCCAAGAAGACGCTGACCCACGGGTGCTTGTCATACAGCCCCAAGCAGCATCACACGGTGTCACCTTGCACGCCGCGAATACCGTAGTGTGGTGGTCGCCTATCACTTCCTACGAAACATACGCCCAAGCAAATGCCCGCGTGCATAGGGCGGGGCAGACAAATAAATGTTTAGTTGTAAAACTAATGGGTAGTCCAGTAGAAGCTAAGTTGTACAAAGCCCTTGATAGTAAAGAGCAAGCACAATTTAATTTAATGGAACTTTATAAAGATGAATTAGAAAGGACTTGACAAAGTAAAGTTGTGATGTATGATTAACCAAAAAACAGCGAAAGGAAAGACATGGATATAACAGCAGACAGACTTGTAAAGGTCTACATAAAAATGCGCGATAAGCGTGCCGAAATCAAGGCCGCATATGAAGCGCAAGACAACGCAATAAAAGAACAGATGGAGATGGTTGAATCTAACCTTCTTGAAATCTGCAAGACGACTGGTGCTGAAAGCATCAAGACCTCGCACGGCACAGCCATTCGTTCAATGAGTACCCGCTATTGGACAGGTGACTGGGGCGCTATGCATAAGTTCATTCGTGACCACGATGCACTTGACCTTGTTGAGAGACGCATATCGCAACTCAGCATGAAAAACTTCCTACGTGAAAACCCAGACCTCTTACCATCAGGTCTGAACGTAGATAACAAATACACAGTTACTGTAAGGAGAGCTTAATTGGAAACTGCACTTACGTTGGCGCAGGTGGCAAAGCTATTGCAAGTCGCCCCGTCAACCATCCACGCTTTGATTCGGGAGAAAGACCCAGTCAAGCGTATCCCGTATGTTCGCGTTGGCAAGAGTTATCGATTCTTTGCTAGCGAACTTTCTCGCCACTTCAACATGAACATTGACATCATTAAGGAACAAACAAATGTCTGAACTCACTCTGTTTTCTCAAGGCGGTAACGCCCTCCCAGCCCACTTCCAAAACTTGGAACTCGATGCAACAACTAAAGCCCTGATGGGTGGCGGTGGTAGCGGTAAGCGTGTGTCTATCCGTGGCGGTGTATTCCGCATGATTGTTGGTGGTAAAGAAGTTGCACAAAATGACGACCGCGCCATGAACGTAGTTGTGGTTCGCTCTGCTGAGAAGACCTCACGCAGTTACTACTCTGGCACTTACACAGAAGGTCAGAACTCTGCGCCTGTGTGTTGGTCTAACGATGGTGTTGCACCTGACAAGTCTGCAAAGAACCCACAGGCTACTAACTGCCAGAACTGCCAACAGAACATCAAGGGTTCTGGTCAAGGCGACAGTCGTGCTTGCCGCTTCAGCCACCGCATTGCGTTGGTATTGGAGAACAACATCGATGGTGATGTGTACCAACTCACCTTGCCAGCCCAGTCAATCTTTGGCACAGGCGACAACGGCAAGATGCCACTACAGCAGTACGCCAAGTTCTTGGGTGGACATGGTATCCCTGTGACTGCGGTTGTGACAGAGATGCGCTTCGATACAGCAAGCGCCACACCGAAGTTGACGTTCAAGGCTGTGCGCCCATTGAGCGTTGAAGAGATGGCTACTGCCAAGACCCAAGGCCAAACGCCTGATGCGTTGAACGCAGTTGTTATGACTGTTGCTCAAGTCGATGGCACTGACGAGTCCAAGCCAGCGTTGCCTGCGACCTTCGCTAAACCCACACCTGCTGTTGCAGAGCCTGTGAAAGAGCCAACGAAAGTTGCTACTAAGAAAGTTGAGACAAAGAGCGTAGCGAATGTTCTCGACGAATGGGCTGATGACGACGGCACTGCGTAAATTTATGGGGGCTTCGGCCCCCAATCACAAGGAATCATATGATTGGCTATTCACTATCAACAGTTCATAAGAACAAGCAAGCGGACATAAAGCAGACAGGCGTGCGTATCGGGCGCAAATGCATCAAACTTGGTATCCCAGTATCAGTGATTGCAAAAGTAGCAGGGGTAAGTACGGTGGCGGTGTACGGTTGGTTTGCGGGAGACTTCAACCCCAAACAAAAAATTGCTGACAAGGTGTTTGCGTACCTTGAAAAGCAGTAACCTATACATCCTCCAAAAGTCGAGCTTTCATTGGCTCAAGATAAACACCCCCTGCGAAAACCCAAGCCATGACAAAAACAGAATTTCTAACCGCAGTGCTTGCCGATACAGGCACATACTGCGCAGTTGGAATAATGCAAGGCAAGATTCGCACACGGTTTACAAATGACATTCCCACACTCGTTACAGAGATTGAAACTATCCACGGTGCTGGCGCAGACGCGTATTTTGCGATGTCTTCGTTCGACCCTGCAATCAACCCACCCCGTAGGTTGGCGGCGAACGTATCAGTCATCAAGTCGTTCTGGCTTGACCTAGATTGCGGACCCACAAAAGCCTACCCTACGCGGGTCGATGCGATAGCGGCACTCGGTCAGTTCTGTGCTGACCTTAATCTCCCACAACCCATCTGCATTAACTCTGGCAACGGACTACATGCGTACTGGGTGCTAGACGAAGCAATAAAGAAAGACATTTGGATTCCCGTAGCGAAGCGCCTAAAAGAAGTTTGCATAGAAAAGCAACTACACGCTGACCCGTCATGCACCACAGATGCCGCCCGCATCTTGCGCGTGCCAGACACTACACACTTTAAAGACCCAACCAATCCGTTACCTGTCGAATACATCGCTGGTGATGGCAAGATTGATTTGATAGAGTTTGCAAAAGCCTTGGGTGCGACAACCGCCCAAGCCCCAGACAGCCTACCCTTTGAAGTGCCAGAACACCTTAAAGCTGAAGGGCTAGACGAGACTAGCAAGAGCCTGATTGGTAAGAACAATACCTTTCGCTTTCAGAAAATCATTGCCCTCAAAGCAGAGGGTTGCCCGCAACTCAACCGCATACTGGAAGACCAAACCAACATAGACGAACCCTTGTGGCGTGCGGGCTTATCGGTTGCACAGCATTGCATTGACCGCGACTCCGCCATCCACGACATCTCCAACATGCACCCCGCATACGATAGGGGGCAAACAGAATACAAGGCGAGTCTGACCAAGGGTCCATACACATGCGGTATGTTTGATACCCTACACCCCAACACTTGCGGGTCATGCAAGCACAAAGGTAAGTTTGGTTCGCCCATCGTGTTGGGAAAAGAAATTGAAGCAGCAACAGAAGCAGATAATAAAGTAGAACAAGTTAACGCAGAGACAAAAGAAAAGCGGGTGTACGACATACCCGCGTACCCCTTTCCCTTTTTTCGTGGCAAGTATGGTGGCATCTACCGCAAAGCAGATGCAGGCCAAGAAGACGGGCAAGACAAGTTAGTCTATGAGAACGATTTTTATGTGGTCAAGCGAATGTTTGACCCAGCTTTAGGGGAAGTGTTGTGGATGCGGTTGCATCTGCCAAAAGATGGAGTGAGGGAGTTTTCGATACCGCTTACAGCGGCACTCGCCAAAGACCGATTTCGCGATGCGATTGGGGAACATGGTGTAGTAGCCCTTGATAAAGGCGTAAATGAACTCATGTTTTATGTATCACGTTGGGTAAAGGAGTTACAAAATATGGAACAAGCAGAAAAAGTTAGAACACAATTTGGCTGGACAGACGAGAACACATTTGTTCTTGGCGATAGAGAAATCACACCGACAGGTGTTAAGTACAGCCCACCCTCAACTGCCATCTTGCAGACCTGCGGTTTGCTGGGTAAGAAGGGTGACTTGGCAGAGTGGAAGTCAGTCGTTAATTTCTACGACAACCCCGGCATGGAAGCACAAGCGTTTGCTTTTCTATTGGGCTTTGGCACACCGTTGCTGAAGTTCACACAAGTGCGGGGCGGTATCGTTAACTTACTGAGTGGCAGTTCTGGTACAGGCAAGTCGACTGTGCAGATGGCAATCAACAGTATCTGGGGTGAGCCGTTTGACTTACTTCTACAAAATGACGATACATACAACTCAAAGATTTTTCGCTTTGGGGTGATGAACAACTTGCCTGTGACGATTGACGAAATCACAAACATGCGCGAAGACATCGTTTCGCAGTTGGCTTACGCTACAACCCAAGGGCGTGGCAAGAATCGCATGGAGTCACAAGTCAACGCAGAACGTATCAACAACACAATGTGGCGACTGATAGCAATCACATCATCTAACGCCAGCCTGTACGACAAGCTGTATAGCCTAAAGGAATTTCCAGAGGGTGAGTTGATGCGTATCATTGAGTTGAAGATTGAGCGCGATGCCAATTTCTCTAAGGAATTTACTGACGCTTTGTTTGCCAAGTTGCACAAGAACTTTGGTCTGGCTGGTGAAATCTACATGAAGTATCTTGTAGAGAATCGCGCTGAAGCATTGGAAGTTCTGCATGATGTACAACTTAAACTGGATGCGGCGGCTGGCTTGGGTCAGCGTGAACGCTTCTGGTCTAGCCTTGGTGCTGTTGCCATCACAGGCGGGTTTATCGCCCAGCGTTTGGGCTTGATTGATATTGACGTTAAGCGCATCTTCAAGTGG